GCCCATCATCATCGGGTGGGCACTCTCCTACGAATGGACCAGCATCGACCTCGAACAAGCCGACCGATTCGGCACCGGCACCGCAGCCCCAAACCAACAATCAGGCGCGCTCAGCAGGGGACTATTCGACCTAGGTGCCGAACAATGGGGCAACATGCAAGGAAACAACCGATGAACAACCCGACCGGCTACCGCTGCACCACAACAGGACGAGGCATCTGGCACATCTCACAAATCACCATCAACGAACTCAACAACACCAACAGCCCCGCCACCGCAATCAACGACCGACCACTATGCGGCAGCAACCCCACAGTGATACTCGGAGACGTCGACCACCTACTAAAAACCACCCTCACCGACGCACTCACACGAATGAGCCTTATACACGAGTACGCAAAATGCACACGCTGCCTAGTGAAAGCACAACCCAACCACACACTGCCCTAAAACCGTCACCACAGCGACACAAACACACAAACCACTATGAACACACACCAACAGACCACGAACCCGCCAGATCGCACCACAGCCGCTCCCATAACACATACAATGAAGCACGACACGACGGGAGCGTGACCACATGAACAATAAAACCAACGGGAGCGGCAGACCCAAAGGCACCGGACGCTCAACACCAGCAATGGGCAAAGGCCAATCGAGAACCGGAAACAAAGCCAACACAGCAGAGCGCGCACGCAAAGCACTAGAGATGCGTGCCGCACGAATGCCGTTCCAAGTGATCGCCGACCGGCTCGGCTATTCGTCACGCGGCGCAGCGTACAACGCGGTGAAGCGCGAACTCAGTCGCATCCCACGTGAGGCAGCGAAAGAGTTACGCAACGTTGAACTGGATTCGCTCGACAGCCTTGAGCGCAGGCTGATGACGCAAGCGTTGAATGGCAATCTGGGGGCTGTTGATCGTGTGCTGCGCATCAAAGAATCTCGTGCGAGGCTCGCTGGTTTGTACGAGGTGCAGGCTGACACTGGTGTCGACGAGGTTGTGGTGGTGTTGAAGGCATGGCGTGCCCGGTTGTCTGACGCAGGGCCAGATGACACGACGGAGAGCGGGCCGAGCGAATGAAGATCAGCATCAGCCTGTTCAGCATAGAGATCGACACAGACGACCCGAAGCCAGACGAACGCGAATCAGAGACGTCCGCAAGCACCGAACGCTCAGACAGACCCCCCGGGTTCACAGCGCCAGGCGACAACTGCGACGACCGCAAATGATCGGCGACACCCAACTCCAACCCGGCGAGATGCACGTGCCACCGCTCAGCACAAAACAACGTGGCATGATCGTGCGCTCAACGGCACGCGTGAACCTACTCGAAGGCTCAATCCGTTCAGGCAAAACGTTCGCATCACTCGTACGCTGGTTCACATTCATCGCAGACGACGCACCCACCCGTGGCGCACTCGTCATGGTCGGCAAGTCACGCGACGCACTATACCGAAACGTCTTCGAGCCGTTAGAGAACGACCCGACACTCGCAGTGTTTCAACCATTCGTCCACTACAAGCAGGGCGCACCCACAGCCCAGATGTTCGGGCGAACAGTTCACATCATCGGCGCAGCAGACGCAAAGGCTGAGTCGAAGATCAGAGGCATGACAGTCGCAGGCGCTTACATCGACGAGTTGACTACACTGCCAAAAGATTTCTTCAAGCAGATGCTGGGTCGCGCCTCAGTGCCTGGGGCCATGATCTTTGCAACAACAAATCCAGACGCACCGAGACACTGGTTGAAGGTCGACTACCTCGACAAAATTGACGGGTTCCCTGACTGGCTCGTATGGCACTTCACGATGGACGACAATCCGGGGCTGACCGAAGAGTACAAGGCGTCACTGAAACGCGAATACAGCGGTTTGTGGTATCAACGATTCATCGACGGGCTGTGGGTCGCTGCTGAAGGTGCCGTTTATACGATGTGGGACGAAGATCGTCACGTCATCAACCGCACCCAGTTGCCCAACATTGACACGGTGTTGGGTGCTGGCGTCGACTACGGCACCACACACGCCACACGCGGCTACCTGATGGGCATCGGCAACGACACACAAACAGGCGAAGCGACACTGTACGTGCTCAGCGAGTTCGCACCCGCCACAGCGACTGTGGGCCAGCATGCGCAAATGTTCAGAGCGTGGCTGTCAGATCAGCAACCGCAGTCGTGGCAAGACCCTGAGTGGATTGCTGTTGACCCTGCCGCAGCCGTCTTCAGGCAGCAACTGTTCGACGACGGACATCAGAACGTTATGCGTGCTCACAACGCTGTGCTGCCAGGCATTCAAACGATTGCGTCGCTGCTGGCTGCTGGCAAGTTCAAGGTGCTTGACACTTGTGAGCATCTGATCAAGGGGCTGCCAGGGTATCGGTGGGATAGTGCAGCATCAGATCGTGGGTTGACTAAGCCAATCAAGGAAGACGATGACGAGGTCGACGCATTGCGTTACGCGATCTACTCGACACGCAGACTATGGCGCGACCGCATCAGCCTTACCCCTATCGACGACTTCGACGATGAACCTACGTGACGTTCACGACACGCGCACGTACGCACGGTACGATGCAATGAGACGCTGTCGGGCACAGCACAACCATCACTCGATTGAAGCGAGAGACACATCATGGCGTTACCTGCCGACAACAGTTCCTTTCCACCTGCTGAACAGACTGATCGTTACTCGCGTATGGCGACTAACTCGATTTGGTATGGGGGCGACCCTGCTCGGCTGACTTCACTGTACGGCGGCGACATTAACGTGTCGCATCGTTCGCAAAAGAACATCATCAGCCGAGTGTTCGACTGGTTCTGGGGGCAGTCCGACCCGACCCAGTTGGATGACAAGGTGCATTTGCCTGTTGCGCAAGACATTGCACAGATGTCTGCTGAACTGCTGTTCGCCGAGTCGCCCAGGTTCGTTGTGCAGCCCATCATCTTTGACGACGACGGCAATGTGTCAGACGAACATCGGCTGGTCGTTGAGCGCACACAACGCCGTCTCGACGATCTGCTGGCTTCGATGGACTTTGAAAGCACACTGCTGTCCGCTGCTGAAACGTCTGCTGCGATCGGCAACGTGGGTTTCCGTATCGGCTACGACACACAGGGCATGACTAAGCCTGTGATCTCACGCATTGACGGTGATGCGATCGTTCCCGAGTACAGGTTCGGCCAACTGGTTGCGTTGACGTTCTGGGAAGTGCTCGAAACGAACGGCGAGACGATCATCTACCACCTTGAACGTCACGAGATCGGCCAGGTGGAACACGCGGTCTACAAGGGTGTGCGAGGCAACCTCGGCACCCGTATACCACTCAACACACGCCCAGAGATGCGCGGCATCGTCGAGACGACGAACAACACGGGCATCATCTTCACGAGTGTGGGACGCATGAACGCTGTCAGTGTGCCCAACATGCTGCCAGACCCACTTGATCGCAAGAGCAACAGCGGCCGCTCAGACTTCAGCCCTGGTGTGCTCACACAGTTCGACGCGGTTGACAAAACGATCACGTCGCTGATGCGCGACATTAAGGATGGCCGTTCGCGTCTGCTGATCGCTGACTACATGCTCAGCGGTAAGGGGCTAGGCGAGGGCGTCGAGTTCGACGGCGATCAGCACATGTTCACACGGTTGAAACGTCAGCCGCCTGACATGAGCGAGCCACCCATCGATCAGGTTCAGTTCAAGATTCGTGTCGACGAACACTTGAAGACACTCGACTATCTGATCAACAGGGCAGTGAAGTCATGTGGGTACAACACTGACACCGAGATCGGGGAAGGTGGCGGCGACATGACGGCCACCGAGTATGCGGGGCGTGCCAAAAAATCGTTGGCTACCCGCTCCAAAAAACTGCGTTACTTTGGTGCGCTCGAAGCGTTGATCGAGACGTTGCTGCATGTTGATGCTGACGTGTTCAACTCGGGGGTAACACCACTGCCCGTCAAGATGGAAGCAGCGTCTGCTATGCAGGTGTCTGAGAAAATGCTCGCTGACACGGTCGAGGTGATGAGCCGATCGAAGGCCGCATCGCGTGAGGTGTTGGTGCGAACCCTGCATCCTGAGTGGTCGCAAGACATGGTCGACGAGGAAGTGGATACGCTGCTTGAAGAGTCTGGTGTGGGCGACCCCGAGATCGTGCCTGGGGTCGCGGGTGACGTGCTGCCTGCGACTGACGCACGTGACGATGTCTGATGCTCGACGAGATTGTTCAGGAGTCGTTTCACGTCGCTGATGCGTATGTGGATGCTGAGCGTCGCATCGTTGAGCGTATCGCTGCACATGTTGCGAACGGGGTGGGTTCTCCGAACTGGGAAGTTGAGTCGTTGCGTAACGCTCAGTCGTTGCGTCGCGAGTCTGTAGCGATTCTGGCGCAGGCTGGCGACAACCATGCGCAAGCATTCGACGCACTCGCGGGCAAGGCTTACACGCGGGCTGGTGCAGCCTCATTGCGTGATCTGCCCATTGCTGACGTTGTGCATGCTGGCTCACTACAGAAACGTTCTGCGGTGCGATCTGTGGCACGTGAAGTGAGCGGTGTTGTGAGGGCAGCCGACTCGCAAATACTGCGCAAAGTTGATGACGTGTTTCGCTCGACGGTGGGCAAGACTACACGGGCGGTTGTCGCTCGCGGTATCTCTCGAAAGGAAGCGGCGAAGGAAGCGCTCAACGATCTGGTTAAGCAGGGTGAGGTGACGTTCACTGATAAGCGGGGCCGTAACTGGCGTTTGCCTGACTATGTTGATATGGCGACTCGGACTGGTGTTGCGAAGGCTCAGATGAAGGGGCATGAGGACACGTTGCGTGCCAATGGTGTCGATTATGTGGTTGTTCAGCCTGGGCCGCGTGCGTGTCCGATCTGTGATAAGTGGGCGCGTTCCATTCTGTCGACGAATGGGGTGGCTGGTACGCAACGCACCGAGAATATTGTGTCGGGTAACTCGACGACGGTGACGGTTGACGCGACACTGGATCAGGCACGCTTGGCCGGTTTCCAACACCCGAACTGTCGCTGTTCGCTGCGCGCATATTTGCCTGGTGTCACTAAGCGTGCCGATATAAAGCGTCCACCGTTCGATGAAAAGGGTTATGAGGCACAGCAGAAACAGCGTGCGAAAGAGCGCAAGATCAGAGACGCGAAACTAGAGCAGGCTGCTGCGATTGACTCTGAGGGTAAGGCGCTTGCGGCTAAGAAGGTGCGCCAGCGTCAGGCTGAACTGCGCGATCACATGGCAGCGAACAGTGGGCAGCGTCGGGACGATGGCACCTACGCGCCGAAGTTGAAGCGGCAGTCTGATCGTGAGCAGATCAGCGGACGGTTCGCCACACCAGCAGAAAGCGACGCATATGCGAAGAGTCTGAATCGTAAGGTCGCGAAGCAGACGTCAAAGACTGAGCACCCTGTTGTGTCTCGTGATGGTTTGGTCGCTGAACGCTTTGGCCGACTCGATAAGCGCGAGAGCATGGACGTCATCGCATCGAAGTCAAACCCTGGTAACACGACATTCTTCCCGGACCCAAATTATGCGAACAACTGCCACATGGTCGTGTCTGCTGTCGAGATGCGTGCACGAGGGTACAACGTCGTCGCGCGTCCCACTACTGGCGGCATGGGGCGCAGCGCGAAGTCGATTGAGGGCGACTATCAGGGTGGACGAAAGTTTACTGAGATCAGCAAGGTGACGGGCGAAGGCAAGTCGATGCTGCAATGGGTGGAGAACGAGTTTGCGGATGCTCCCGAGGGTGCGCGCGGGTTCGTCACCGGTGCCTGGTCTAACGGTCGTGGCGCTCACATTTGGAACTGGGAAAAGAAGGGTGGCAAGATCACATATCACGAGGGTCAGGTCGCGGCGACTGTCAGCAGCAAGGCGGAGTCGAACGTGCTGCGTCTCGATCGCAAAACGATTGCTGTGATGCGTGTCGACGATCTTGAACCTGCCGACCAGTTGATTGATGCGTTGCAGTCTGAAGCGGCGTCGCGTCTCGTGGGGGAGGCTGCGGTCGCTGATCTTATCAAGCGTGTCGAGGAGCGTCTGCTCACGTTGAAGGCTGAGCGTGCACGGTTCGAGGCGAGTTTGACTGACACTGACAAGGGTGCACTGGCGTCGTTTAAGCGTGCGAAGGGGAAAAGACGAAATGGCCGATACGACCCGGACGTGCTGCGCGCGGATGGGTTCACGCGTAAGGACATCGAAGTGGCGTATGCGAAAGAGCATGCGATCAGCGGAATTAAGAAGGCTCAGACGTCGTATCGTAAGGACTTGAAGAAACTGCAAGCGATCAGGGTGTCCGGTTGAGTATCGCTGTTATGATGTTCGCATGTTGACATATTCTGAGGCAGTCGAGTCGGTGCGTGAGCAGATACTGCCGCGTTGGGATGATGCTGACGGCGAGTTTCATGTTTCGTCGAGCGGTTTCGAAGACGATGAAGCGTTCATGGTGCCGTGGGGTGCGCGTGAGTGGTTGGTCGACGGTGATCGTTCGTTCATGCTGCTCAGTGGGTCGATGACGTTCGTCGATAAAGAGACGTATGAGGTGGCCGATCGGTTTGCTGTTGAGATGCTTGATCGTGTGGACAAGATGACTGCTGTTGATGTGACACAGGTCGACGAGGACGCACCTATCCCCGAATAACACGCGCACGCGCCCGCATGTGGCAGACTGTTCCCGTCAGACATACATCGACGAACGGGAGACTGACATCATGGGCAAACTTTATTGGATGCTGAACACTGGACGAATTAGGTTCGCAGCCGGTGACGGCGACGGTGGCGGCAGTGGCGGCGACAACGGTGATCAGAGCGGCGACAGCGGCGAGGGAACACCCTCACCGGCAGACGTGGCAGCACGTCAGGCTGCGGCAAAAGCGAAGAGTGAGCAGTCACAGCAGAACGATGCTGGCGACGAGGGAGGCGACGAGTCGCCGTGGAGTGACCCTGCACGGGCGCAACGCGAGATCGAGAAACTGCGCAAGGAAGCGGGAGACAAACGCGTCAACGCTAAGAAAACTGCTGCTGACGAGGCGCGCAAAGACTTGGTTAGCGAACTGATGAAGGTCATCGACCCGAATGCAGATAACTCGAACGCGACACCCGAGCAGTTGGCTTCGCAGGTGCTCGACGTTTCGACTGAGCGCGACGGTGCACGCATCGACGCAATGGTGTTGCGTGAGGCTTGGGCTGCTGGTGTTGACCCTGAGCGCGTCGACTATCTGGCGTTTAAGTTGGGCAAGCGAGACGCGTTTGGCGAGTTGAAGCCAGATGCTGAAGATGTGGCTGGTAGCATCAAGACTATGGTCTCGGAAGAGATCAGCAAAGACTCGACACTGAAGGCGGCTGGCACGCGTCAGAGTTCGGGAGATTCGCAGTTCGGTGGAGCCGGTGATGCGAAGCAGTTCACCATTGAAGAGTTCAAGGGAATGTCCATGAAGGACAGGACTGAACTCTATCGAAACAATCGGTCGGAATACGACCGACTCACTGCTCTGAAGTAAGAGAGGCAACATCATGGCTCAAACCACTGCAAGCGATCTCATTGTCCCGGACGTATGGGGCGACGCGGTTATGGAAACCGTTCTCGGCAAGGCAGCCATGCTGCCCTTCGCGAACGTCGACGACGAACTCGCTGGTCAGCCCGGTGATTCTGTCGACATGCCCTTCTGGGACTACATCGGCGACGCTGAAGACCTCAGCGAGGGCACGCCGATCACACCCGTCGCAATGGGCATGTCGTCTGATCGGGTGACGATCAAGGAAGCGGGTAAGGGCATTGAACTGACCGACAAGGCAGTTCTCACCGCGCTCGGCAACCCGAACGATCAGGCACGCACCCAGTTGGGTCTGTCGATCGCTCGCAAGATCGACGCTGACTTGATCGCTGGCGCGGTCGACACTCACACGTCGGGTGGCTCGACTGATCCGTTCAAGACGACCGCTCCGCTCTTGCTCGACGGCTCTGCGGCCGTGCTCGGCTGGGATGCGTTTGTCGACGCGACGACTGTGATGGGAGACGACTACGACCCGAACGAAATGGCCGCATTCGTCATCCACTCGAAGCAGCGTGGCGACATCATGAAGGACTCGACGTTCGTTGATGTCTCGAAGTTCGGTACTGACGCTGTGGTTCTGCGTGGACAGATTGGTCGCATCGGCAATGTGCCTGTGATCGTGTCTGACCGCATCGCCGTGATCGACAATGCGGGCGTTGATAACTACAAGTCGCTGATCATCGCTCGCGGTGCGTTGGCGCTGAAGTACAAGCGTCGCGCGATCGTCGAGACCGACCGCGACATTCTTGCACGTTCGAACACGATCACCACGAACGTTCACTACGCCGTTAAGCGTGTAAATGATCGTGGCATCATCGTGCTGACAACTAAGTAAGGAGACAATTTCATGGGACTGACGGCATTCAACCGTCGTCGTCGTCGTGAGACGGCAGCAGCATCTCAGGGTGCTGCTGCTGTTCGCCCCTCGACGAACGCAAACAAGGCTGACTGGGCTGAGTACGGCAAGACCGTACTCGACTCAATCTCGGGCATGAGCAAGGCGCAGATCGTTGCGGCTGTGAATGCTCTTCAAGAGACGCAAAACAGCGATGCGGCAGATACTGTTGCAAATGTTGATGTGCGAGACGACGCAGATGCTGCTGAGGCTGCGGGAAACGGTGTCGAGAGCGACGCAGACGGTTCTGACGACGTAGCAGACGCTGACAGCGTTGGTGTCGCTCAGAATGAGGCTGGCGACGACTCGGCTGATTCGAGTAAGTAACTGAACATGGTCTGGCGTCGCGTCAACAGTGTCACCGCAGCAGGGCATCATGCGCTGAAGTTCGATCAGGGGCGCACCGTGGCGGGTAACGCTGCGCGGCGCGGTCGCATCTCCTGTGTCCCGCGTACATCGGTACTGCGCGCGCCAGACCATTCTCGAAAGGACACACGATGACGAACCCGATTTATGCAACGAGCGGTGACCTCGCGATCTACATGGGTGAGGCTGCTCCCGCGAATGCTGCGGTTCTGCTGCGCAAGGCGTCATCGTTGGTAACATATGCGGCGCGCGGCACCGTGTACGACGTCGACGCGAATGGTATTCCCACGAACGCGTTGAAGGCTGCGGGATGCAGTGAAGCGACCTCCGCTCAGGCAGCCGCCTGGTCTGCGAATGATGTGAACCCTCTCGGCGGTCGTGCCGCAGTGAAAAAGGAAGTGGCTGCGAAGAGCGGTGGCGGTGTCTCTGTGACCTACGCATCGTATGCGGCTGACGCTAACGCACGCTCCGATCTTGCATCTGGGGACGTGTTGGTGCCTGAAGCGCTGCGACTGCTCGACAGTGCTGGCATGCTCTCGAACTCGGTGCAGGGCATCTGATCATGAGCGACTTCATGGAAGTGTTTGGCGACTGGTTGGTCGATGGCACGACCGTCCAGATCGTCGAGGCCGTCGGTATCGAGGGCGACCAGTACGCCGCGCCGGTCACGGTTGATCAGATCATGATCGAGTTCAAACGTCGTCTAGTGCGTGACACGAACGGTGAGGAACTGCTGAGCGAACGCGCTCTGTATGTGCCACGCGAGTCCCCACACGTCGGCCTGTTTGTTCCTGGGGCGCGGGTGACGTTCAACGACGGCGTCATCTCGAACATCATTCGACTTAGTGATTTTGCGCCCTATGGTGTCATTGATCATCTGGTGGTGATGTGCGAATGAGCGGCAAAAGCAACATTGTTTTTAAGTCGTTGAGCACGCTTGGGTCCGCTGCGAAGAGTGCAGCGTCTGAGGGTAGCGCAAGCGGCAAGCGTGGCATGTTTCTCGCTGGCGAACATGTGCTGGGTGTCGCGAACACACGCGTCCCGCACGAGAGCGGCGATCTGCAACGTTCGGGTGCAGTGTCACAGGACGACAGCACAGGTGCCACTGCCGTTTCGTATGATACCGATTATGCGGTTAGACAGCATGAGGATGAGTCGTTGTCTCACGACGCTGGACGTGAGTCGAAGTTTCTAGAGAACTCGATGATCAGCGAACGCGAAACTGCGTTGGCGATCGTGGCTCAGGCTGTGAAGAAAGGGATGGGGCTATGAATTGGCTGACCGAACTGCGTTATGGGTGTGCGGCGGTGAGTGCGGACGAAAGCGACGGACTGCTTGCGTTCGCGGAGCCTGACAAAGTGGCGATCGTGGGCACGATTCCGATCGTGGGGTTAGTGATGCCTGAGCAGCCGGACGAATGTGTGGCGATGAACATGGGGGTGCTCGACGAATCTGCTGAGACGACAACACGGCTGACGTTTCGCATGCGTGCCCACAGTGAAGCACGACTCGATCTTATTGGCGACACGCTCGATAACATCTGGACAAAGCGTGACGCTGGTATGCTCGGGAATGCAAGGCTAATCATGTCGCAGTGGTCGTCGGGTGCGACACTCGGGCAAGACGGGTCGAAGCGTATTGAGCGCTCGGCAAACTACTATCTGACGGTTGCGAGACCGTTGGTTAACCGATACTGAGAGGTAAGGCGATCACACAATGAGCGCAACTGTTAAGACACCACTAGGCGCGACGACTACGAACCGAAAGTGGTATTGCGATGTCAACACTGGCGACGACACGACTCCCGACTGGGTGGGCGTGTTTGGTATCACCGAGTTCAAGCCAACCGTTGAGGGTACGACTCAGGACGACTCCGACTTCGACGGCGAAGGTTGGAAGTCTGAGACGACCACCGCGAACGCTTGGAAGAACGAGGGCAAGGTCAAGCGCGCACAGCAAGAGGGTGTCACGCCTCCCGTGTACGACCCAGGCCAGGAACTGATTCGTGCCGCGTCGACCAAGACTGGCGTGGACAACGTGCTTGAGTTTCGTTGGTACGAGATGCAGCCGAGTGGTCCTCGCGTTGAGGCGTATCAGGGCAGGGCTGCTGTTGCGTATAGCGAAGAGGGTGGCGGTGTGGATGCGTTGAGCATGGCATCGTTCACGCTCACGGGTCGCGGTAAGCGTTCCGAGATTACGCACCCTGACGCGGCTGTGTAGCCAACAGATCATGATCATCGGCGACGTCGTGCGGTTCACACTGAGCGACGTCGCCGAGTCATCTAACTAGGAGAATCGAAATGACCGAACAGCCAACATTCGACGCGATGCTCGACTTCATGGAAGACGAGAACGGTTTCGACACACCGCTGATGCCGTCAACCAAACATCGTGAGGGTAAGAAATATCACATCAACTCACCCGACGCCGCGACGGGTCTGCGACTCGCGGCCGTCTCTGACATCGTGATCAAGCAGCAACGCAAAATGGAGATAAGCGAACTCGACATTAAACGGCTGCGACTCGACGATGACGACGAACGCGACTTCATTGATCAGGTGCTGAACACTGAGACTGTTGATGAAATGATCGGCGACGGTGTGCGTTGGGAGCACATTAAGCGCATGTCGCTGTACGCGTTCACATACTTTACCGTCTCAAGGGAAGCAGCCGATTCTGCGGTGAAAAACGGGTTGCTACAGGGAAAAGTAATGCCGCCGAACAGGGCGGCGAAGCGCAAGAACAAGACGAAGTCAACGGGTTCGGTCTCGGCAGGTTCGAAGAAAATCACACCCAAGAAATGACACTCGGCGCGATGCTGCGGCAGTGGCGTTGGGTTGAGATCGACTTTCAAGAGGTCTACGGAATTGATTTAGGTGACCGTGAGATGTTGCGTGCCCGAACGTGGCGATGGTTACGTGTGAGACTCGTTGGGTTACTATCGACGGAGTGCAGGGTGCAGCGGGTTCTGAATCCTACGGACGAGCAAAAGAAGGCACGCGAGCAGCGCGGAACCTAGCGGCACAGGAGGGCGCACCACATGGCACTTGATCTTGGCGAACTAGTCGCCTACATGAAGTTGGATGACAGCGAGTTTACCTCGCCGCTCGATAAACTGCCAGATAAAATTAAGGGCAAAGCGGGTCTGATCGCTGGCGCTGGCGCAGTTATTGGTGGTGCGCTCGCTGTTGCGTTCATTAGTGGTGTGAATGACGCTCTCGACTTCAGTACCACGAACGCGAAAATTGCGCGTCAGTTGGGTTTGACGGTTGCTGAGTCTGAGAGTGTTGGCAGTACGGCTGCCGCCGCATATGAGCGCGGTTTTGGTGAGTCGATGGAGCAGGTGCAGTCAACTGTTGGTGGTATCAAAACTCAGATTACAGGCATGGGCGACGTGTCTGATGCGACGCTCGAAAAGATGACCGGCAAGGTGCTGACGTACGCGAACACGTTCGAGGTTGACACTGCTGATGCGGTGCAGGGTGTCAAGCAACTGATGGCGTCTGGGTTGGCGGGCAGCGCTGACGAGGCAATGGATTTGATGACGTCTTCGATGCAGCGCGTGCCTGAGGCGATGCGCGGCGATATGACGGACGCGATCGGCGAGTATGGTCCCCATCTTGCGAACCTGGGTTACTCGGGTGAAGAGGCGTTTGATCTGCTCGTGGAGGGCGCGAGCAAGGGAACGTACGGCATCGATAAAGCCGGTGACTCGATGAAAGAGTTAGCGATTCGCGGGTCGAACTTGGACGACATTGGCGCACAGGAAGCGTTTGAGATGCTGGGGTT